TCCTTCTCGAGCTTGGCGATATTAAAAGGACTTTTACGTCCATCGAGTCATTTTTTAATGACCCGAATCGCTATGCTGATCCTGTTCTTGCTGCTGAATTTGGTATAAAACCATTTTTAGCAGACTTGAACTCCATTAATTCGTCGTTGCTTGGACTTAGGTCCGACATCGATCGTCTTTTTGGAAACGCTTCTAGCAGCACGGTCATACGAACTGAACGTGAGGTTAGAATCTTGGGATACGAGGAGTTTGTTCACGACTCTTCAACTCCGTCTACCGGTGGGGCCATTCGCCCCCTCGGTTCTGACGTTAAGAATCCGTCCGCTCGCATCGTATTTCACACCACTGTATCTTACGATACAGCTGAGTTGAAAGGATTGCGTCGGGCGCTTTACAGTTATTCACGATGTTTTGGGTTATCTAATCCACTCAAAGTTGCGTGGAATGCGATACCTTATTCTTTCGTGGTCGACTGGTTCCTTAATGTTGGGAGTTTGCTAAACTTTCTTGATTTAGCAACACCGTTCGTCCCAGCATATGTCAGAAAGACGACTACTCATTTTTATTTGAGTAGGACCCAGAAAGCATACGTTACAATTTTAACAGCCGCCGGACTCGTCATTGAACGTGACGTTCTTGCGGCTACCAAAATTAATAGCGTATACAATCGGTGGGTGGGATACCCTGTAGAGCTTACGCTCGGAATACAGAGCATTTCTTTCCGAGAGCAGATGCTTTCTGTCCTTCTCGCGTCACAGCGTCTAATTGAAGGCAAACACGTCTTCAAGCGTTTCAGGTTTTCCTGGTTAACGCCTATTCGCCGTACGCAACGAGAAGGTTCTAGGAAGAAGTAACAACACTTTATTGAAAGCAGATTCCATGTTAGCCGACACCCTTTCCGACGGCACAACTACCTTTTCAAAGGTAAGTGCCGACGCCCAATCTGGCTCCGTATATCACTATACTGGAGACAGTGTCGTTTACCCCGATATCCTCACTATCAAGCATACTTCGCCTGGTGTGGGGAAGAAGGGTACAACAAGACATTTGTTTTCCTTGCAGAAAGCCCTCATTGATTCAGAGGGTTTTCGCGCAGGAAGCTATGTCACGGTCAATTTCACCGTTACCTTTACTGACTCAATTGACAGTAATGGTATTGTTGCTGCGGTGCTTCAGTATTTCAAACTATTGAGCAACGCAACTGCTGTTGATACGATTACCTCGAATATCCTTGACGGGATGTTCTGAGTAATCTGGTTCAATAGCCGGCAGGGATAATAATCCTTCTTGGTGGGTGTCTGGACATGGCTTGGAGGTAATACATGGAAGACCATGCTAACCTGAAAAGCCAAGTTCGCTTTGCGAAATCGCTTTTTAAGGCGCTTTTAACTGATATCTCAACAGGACGTCCCCCTCATATACGGTCATCATTACAACGAGACCTTCTTACCATAACCACTAGGTTAGATAATGAAGGTATCTCGTTTGTAACGATCACCCTTCCTACCCTTGCTAAGGCGATGTACTTGTCCTTTAAGACAGGTTACATTACCACTCCTAGCAATTTTGCTAAGAGGCGAGGTACAGCTCTCCCGAGATTTCTCTTTGGTTTGCTGAAGGATGTCTATGAAGAAGACGGTATGCTGGCCGTTGATCCTTCGGTACCTTCTATTAAGGAGGCACTTCAGATTTGCGGCTTAGCGTATAAGCTCAACATCCCCATTGATGAGGATGACAAGCGTTACAAGAACGTGATCGATAATTTTAAGTCAACTGAGAATTATCTCAGTAAGCTTAAAATCGATCACGTTACATGTACCAATTGTTTTGAGCTTGCGAGGACCATGATTGAAGACGTGTTCGCGGGAATTAATCCGTGGAACATTCTACCACGTCATGGACCCGGTACTGTTGCGACAGGAGAGTGGGCTGCCGAGAAATGGGTGTTTGGAAGAAAATATTCCTCTATACACTCTACTTACCCCTACTACGAATATTTCGTATTAGGAAAAGGTAAGGAAATACTCGACAGGAAGGATTGGTACCTCGGTTTAAAACCCGAGGTCTCAGGGACGGCTACAGTTGTACTCGTCCCGAAAGATTCACGAGGTCCTCGGATTATATCTAAGGAACCCCTCGAATACCAGTACATCCAACAGGGACTCTGGAGACTTATGAGACATGAGTTCCAGACCCACCCATTCACGCGGGGACACGTCAACTTCGATGACCAGACCATTAATCAAAAGTTAGCCCGCAAGGGCTCGCTTAATGGTTCCTGGGCAACCCTCGATATGAAGGATGCCTCGGATAGGGTCTCTTTGGACTTAGTTAAGCAGCTTTTTAGTACGACGCCCGATTTTCTCGAGTGTCTACTAGCTTGCCGCTCTACTAGTACGAAGCTCCCATCTGGTGAGGTAATTGATCTCCATAAGTTCTCACCTATGGGATCTGCTACCTGCTTTCCTATTGAATCGATTGTTCACTACGTACTTGCGGTTGCAAGTATTATGGTGATGTCCAATCTATCAAGGTGGAAAGCCCGAAGCCTTGTCTACGTTTACGGGGATGACTTGATCATCCATTCCCGTCATGCAGACAGTGTCTTAGCAATACTTCCACTCTTTGGGCTAATGTTCAATGAGCAGAAGTGTTACACACATGGACCCTTCCGCGAATCTTGTGGTGTCGAATCCTTTTTGGGAAATGACATATCACCAATTCGCTGGAGGAAACCATGCCCGCAACGCCTCGACGCTGTTACGGCTTCTTCGTTCGCCGACTTTGCATCCTCGCTTTATCAGCAGGGATACTTAGCGGCTGCCGAAGTGGTTTGGAGTCGCTTGGAGACGTACACTGGGAAACTCCCAGTGGTGCCTCTGAGCTGGAACGTTCTATACCTAAGTCGAAAGACAAGGTTCAGAAGGTTCTTTACCCCTTACCGCTATCGGTGGAACAAGAAGCTCCATCACCAC